GTTAACGTTCGTAGCACACAAGGCGCCCGTGGCCTGTGGAACCACGGAGCCCACGCCAACAGAAATAGGCTTGGAATGGCCAAAAAGGCGTGCCACCCCTGCTATTCCATCCATAACGTCACGTGTTATAGCGGCTGGCACAGCTAGCGGTGGATAAATTGACCCAAACAAAGTACTGGCTTTACCGGCCATATTTGCTAGCACTGACGCTTTTGTACTATATCTCTCCGAAGGAAATTCTGCCTGGGTCCTAAACGCAGTAGCCCCAGAAAGTTTGTAATTCACCATTTTCCCGTAAATAGTGACATAAACAGGTAGGGTTGCATTCATAGCATGTACTATGGGTGATGCTGTGACGATAGACAACTCCCCCATGTTCGTCAAAACAGCATTGTCTTTGGGATTTATGTATGGATGCCAATAAAGAAAAGGTATTATCATTTCTAGCTCCATATCATCCTGGCCTAATCTAACGAACCCATGCTGCCTGCTAGTTTTAAGGACATAATGTAAGAAGCTGCCTAGGTCATCTTCAGCTGAATCCTCGATCAAATCAGCCATAGGAAGATAGGAAAACAAAAGCGAGCCCGAGTGATTAGGCGTAGATGAACAAACGATTCGCAGTTTCACATCACATCTTAATAAAGCAATGTTGTCTAATTTGCTCGAAAGCACATCGTGATTAAGCAGGTTAAAGAAAGGATTCAACTGGTCACCATGGAAAAATGACGGGTCAAATTGTCCATTAAAAATCTCATACTCGCGGTCCAGGAAGCTCCCTAAAGATCCATACTCTACTATTGGCGCAACTGCTACATCATTTAGCTGTGTAGATGTGGCTACGTCCGCAGGAACTACGAAATTTGCTAACTCGCCCTGTTCTTGCGCGTTGTTCCCATCATCCTCTCTTGACTCCGTTCTCAACTCGTCAGCCTGATTATAACCCAAATCTGGTCGGTTTAGATGCACATATTCTACCAAGTTAGGTCGCACCAAATCGTCTGGAAATGCTGCGCCTATGTCTGCCACATAAAGTTTAAGCTTGTCAAATATCTCACATGCAGCTTCTACTTCATAGTTCAGGATCTCATAGTAGATGCTTCGCACTACACTAACTTGTTGATTGAGCCTATCTAACGTAGACGGCAACGTCACGGCTAGGGGCTTGTAAAGAGATTTTAGCAATAAGCGTCCAACACAATGGCCTTTGCCCTTGTGATATACCGTCTCTCTACTCAAGAAAATAATTTTGTGCGGCTCAATAAATGGGGTGTTTAACTCTTGTTTACCCCCGTTAGTTGCTTTCATTCCTATCGATTTAGCGTACTCTCCGAAAACTTGCTGGTTCCAACCAGCTTTATATAAAGCGTCACTAAAAGAGCCTCCGTTATCATCACCTAGTGCTCTAAAAGACACGTGGCTCCTAAACTTCAGATCGGTTGTAACAGAATAAACACTCATGCGCATTATAATACTATTATAGATACAATTGCCGTGAGCTGTAGTGAAAGTGCCAGAAGGCATCAAGTTTGGGCATTCTACCAAAGTTCCCTTAAGATTAACCAACGGACACACAAAGTCGTAGCAAATGTGCTCCAAGAACCCTCTCATTGCCGGAGGGTAGTCGCCTAATCTCATCGCTAACGTGGTGAGGACTTTCGCTACACCTGACTTTATATCAGGATGCTGAGTCTGATCATACTTAGAATAATCAATCTCAAAGCCTTTTTCAAAACGAGTAAAGGCGGCTGCCACTACATTGTGCCATGACAAATCATGAGGATTTACCCCAATGGCTATTTCAAAGAACTCCGGATAGTTGGTCATAAAATCCAATGCAGGCCCTAAATACATGATTTGTATAAGCAGGCCAATCAAACTCCCTGACTGAAACAACCGAGGTTTTTCCCGTTTTTCTGGCAAACAACCTTCATCTTTTGGAGT